ATTTTACTGCTCTTTCGCAGTCTTCTGATATGAAAGAAACTAAAACTTTCATAAAAGAACTTAGATCTATTACTGGCAATTTTGAAAAATTTCAAGAGAGTGAGTTTGCTCGAAGAGGTATGACTTTTCTTGCATTTGTCTTAACTTTACCCCTATGTAAAAAACATAATATAGGTGGTGATTGGTTAGGTTTTGAGGAACTCGCTTTACGCGATATGGAACGTCAAAGGAAGAAACAACATAAATTCAGCTTTAGTGTTGGAGTTATTGATTCTACCTTGTTCCTTACTGAAAAACTAATCGAGTTTACTATGACAAAGGATGCTAGTCGTATACTTTATGATGACGAAATCCTGCGTAAATATAAAAGATTTCTTAATTGGGTCTTATTTTATCAGGATAAATTAGATTTACTTTCCTCAGAGTTCTATGTTGATTTCGATACTGAAGAACAAACTGTTCAGAAATGTACTTTACGTAGTTTTCTAGCTACAATCGAAACATTAGAAAAGTTAAATAAGGATTTAAAAGGTTGTTTTACTGACAAAACTATTTGTGGTAAATTAAAATCTGAATTAGATCAATTAGAATTAGCAAAACGTAAAGTTTTGTTTAAAATGAATGTAGATCGTGAACGAGATGCTCCATTTGCGATTGGGTTAATCTCATCGCCTGGGGTTGGCAAATCTCAAATAGCTCTACGTTTATTGAAAATACACTCTGATTTTCGCCAGGCAACTGGTCGTCAGAGTCATTCTTTTGATCCTAAATTAGTTTATAATTACAATTATAACGATGAATTCATGTCTGGATTTACATCCGCTCATGATGCAATCGTTGTAGACGATCTTGGCCAATTCAATAAAGCTATTACTGAAGCTCGAAAGGGTGAAGCTATGGCTGAATTGATTGGTTGGATTAATCCAACTCCTTATGTTACTAATCAAGCTGAACTTGAGAATAAAGGAAGGATTCCTTTTCTTTGTCATTCTGTTTTAATAACTTCTAACTTTAAAGATATGGGCTTGAATAAAGTCTATGAAACTGGTGGCGGCATATATCGTCGTATACCTTTAGTCTTTGTTAGAGTTAAAGAAGAATTTAGAAAAGAAGGTGAGTCTCAATTATTGGGTGATCTCAACAATCCTCATAATCAAGACTTATATGAATATATTGTCCGTAAATACGTTAATGTTGACGGGGCTAATATTCAAAAGACTTGGGATCCTGACTCTAAGGAATGGATCGGTAATACTTCTTCTAAAATGGTTTTAAACCCTATGGTTCGTCCTATGGATATTTTTGAGTTTAGTGCCTTTTATAGAGATCACTTTTTAATTCCTCATTATAGCCAAATAGACCGTGCTAAAGTGTCTTCTAACTATTTTTTGAAGTCCGGTCCTTGTAGTATTTGTAACATTACTAAAGTTTTTTGTAAGTGTCCAGTAACTCAAAGTTCAAATGAACGTGAATTACCACACCATCGAGATACTATTGTTGATGATGATGAACCCTCAATGGGTCATTGCGCTCTTTTAGAGTACCAATATCAACATAGTAGTGAGTACTTAAATCGCCTTGTCACTTTTGGCATAGCGTGTACTATATTACCTTTCTTAGTTTTTTCAGATGTTTGTTCTCATTTAATTGGTTTCTCCCCTATTAGAAATTTTATCCAAAATTGGATACATTTGTCACTTTTAGATGCAGTGGAATATTTAATAGTTGGGAGTTATTCACCATGGGACTTTGATGGAAAATTTATGTCTAATCAAAGGAAGCGTCTTTACAGTTATCTTGTAAGTGCGCGTGAAAGAACAAGTGGCACTGATTATTTATTGGCTTTAATCAGACGTCAACGCCGTAGCTTTCTTGTTAAAGCTGGTGTTGCCACTATCATGGGTCTAATGTCGATTTATGTTCTTCATAATAGCTTTGCTTCTCGAAGTGAAGATGAAGAAGAAGAAGACCCTGATGAAATTATTGAAGAACAACGAGAGGAGAACCCCAATCCTCCCGCTGTAAGCCAAATGGAATCTCTGAAGAAAATATCAGAAGAGAAAGATTATTGGAGTCCTGGTTACCAGGATATGTCTAAATTTGATGGCTCGTGTAAAAACGTTACATTAACACAATTGAAAAATCTGTTACCTCGTAATATACTAT